GAGAAATTCTTTCACTGACTTAAATGTGTTCTCTGGCATTTCGTCCACTACTGCATCAATTAGCTTAAGCTGATCCTCACTGAGGTTATCTTCCATTACTTTGGATACGTGCTCTTTGGCTAATGATTGTGCTTGGTCTACGACTAACGATTGAATTACATTAAGGAGTAACGATGCTACCATCTTGTGCTTCTTCTTCTAAGGGTTTTTTAGGTTCAGGGTTATGTTCTGGTTCGTCATGACTGACTTCAAACCAGTGTTTACCTAACATTCCGATGATCGGTAAGAATGCACCGAATGCTAAGTTAATAAGGTCTTTACTTGATTGAGCTAGTTCATCTGGTTTATTAACCATAGTAAACACAAGCCAACCAAAAAGACCAAAGGCAAGAAGACTAATAAGAAATCTTGCCCAAAATCTAAGTTTCATAAGTTGAATGTGTGGATCATCTTTTTGCTTTCCACCGTTTTTTACAGTTGTTTTCTCTGTTACTGTTTCCATCACTTCTTTGTAATCTCTTTAATTGCTTGTGTATTGGCTTCCAATGCCAGCTTGATCTGAAGAATAGCATCCGAGGATCTCTCGATCATATCCAAGAGTCTACTATCGTGCTCTTCGTCTTTCTTCCAGAACTCTTCTCGTTCCTTTTTCGCTAGTTCACTTTGGTATCTAATGAACCAAAATGCAGCTATGATGACACAGGCTGGTATGCCTAAGTCCATAACCATCTGATATAATGTGCTTACTTCTGGCATAACTTCTGTTGCTTGTGTTGTGTGATAGTTATAATATTGATCCGCTGGATTAGGATGGTGTCCACTCATGTTAAATTGCTGAAATGATGAAAGCGAATAACTCAGAATATCTTACACCTAAGAGTTCTTTTTTAGTTGCTCCTTCGGGTGCTTCTTCTTCCGTTGTATAGGTTTCACCTTCATGCTCATACCAAACATCTTTGCAAAACATTGCATATCGTTCTGCGACTAACCCTTCTGCTTCAAATGCTGACTTTAAATCTTGTGCAATGATCCCAAAATGAATTCTTGCTTCATCACCTTTCTTTTTAACAGCATCCTTAAAACGAAACTTCCGTATTAAACTTTTACAAGCAACTGCAACACGTTTTTCAGCTTCGGATATTTCTTCAATATCCTGCTTTTCGTTAAAATCAGAAGTGTTAATGACATCATCCACAGCATAAACGACATTCCATCTATTACCTGCTATTCCTAAAGTTTGAGCATTGTCGCCAGCAGGGGCAAAATAACTTCCGTGCCATTGTACGCTTGCAGTTCCAGCTCTTACAAGTTTGCCATTAGAAGGTGAATGTATCTCTAAACCAATAACACCAGGCCTAGGTTGAATGTGACCAAAAATAGTGTTGTTTTTCCTAAATTCTAAAGTTACGTCATCGCCAGTTTTACGATTTACTATTAAAGGTTTAGCATCATCTGCTGTTAAAATTGACGTTCCACTACTTGTCTCAAATCCGACAGTGTTAGCATCTGAAGAAGTCTTGTCTATAAGCACAGCTCCACTAGAATTAATCTGCATTTTTTCAGTAAAATTACCGCCTGTCTTTTCCGTATAAAAACCCATTGCTGTCGCATCATCCGCACCATCTCTAAACACTCGGATTCCTGCTTGTGCTACGGCACTACTACCTCCATCCTTGTTGACAAACCTTATTTCACCAATGCGATTTGCACTTGTTACATCATTACTACGTAATTCGAGAACACCAAAATCATCAGCACCATCGCCTTCTATAGACAACACTTTAGAACCTGACTGAAATGAAGCCACGTTTGGATCACTACAACCGATACCAACATTTCCCCCATCCTTAACCACCATTACATCAGTACCACCATCCTGTAACTGCATGATGTGACCAGTAGACGTACTGTTAATCTTTAAGCCTACGTCATCACCAGCGTTATTAATAGTTGTGGTATCACTAACGACTACATCTGTTTCAATAGTAGTTGTAGTACCTTTTAGTGTAACATCTGATCGATGTCCTAAGTTTGTCGCTTTAGTTGTTGCCATGTTTACTCAGGTTTCGGGTATTTTGCTTTGATTGCATTACGTCTTTCTATGATTGATGCCTTGTCTGACTCATCGTACAAAGCGACTACTAACTCTTCGATGCTTGGGTATTCTTGTTTTCTGTCACGTTGGTATTGTTTCGCATCGTAGTCTGCTTGGAGTTGAGCTAGTTTTGCTTGGATTTGTTCTTCAGTTGGCTGTTTAGAAGAATCTGATCTCCAACTGGTAATACCATTTAAAGTGTCGCTATAAACAGCATCATTACCTGCTAGGGCATTAATTGCTTTTCTTCTATAAACTAAAGAATCCTTTAAAGGAAAATCTATATTCATTGTGCAACCTCATATATTACTGCGTGGTGCGTTGTAGTCGGGCCTGCATTATGACCCCAAGTATCCCAAATATATATTCCTGCTGTGTTACTTTTTGTATGTCCATATATTCTATAAGTTATAGTTGTGCCAGCAGTTTGGTTGTGGTCATGAAAACAAGAAATAATTGTAGGATATTGTAACCATTGTGATAGATTAGGATTTCCATAATGAACTATTTGTGGAACATTACCATTCCCTAATGCTGAACCGTAACTATCAACGCTACTCCTTAGTGAAAACTTATGAGTATATATAGTATTATGGTGTTCAGTTGCTATTAAAGGATAAGCAGCTACATATAATTTTGAGGTTTCTTCTTTAACATCATACGAAAATTCCAAATCAGGAATGTGAGTATCAGTAGTGGTAAGAGTTTCCGATGAAGCACTTGCATATTGTTTAACTTCTAAGTTAATTACATTTCCAGCAGGAAAAGTCGTATTTGACCCTAACGTAATCGTAGGATTAGAAGCCAAAGCATCAATACTTCCTTCATGCTGTGTTACGTTACTAGATTGTATTCTTGCATTAGCAAATACCCCAGAAGTAATCTGAGTCGCATCTATACCATCACCAAGGTTAGCCATGTCTCTTGCCCTACTCACTGGATTCCTCCGTTACTTCTGGTTGCTTAGATGCTAAGAATGTTTGGTAGTTTGCTTTTACTGTGTCAGTCATCACCGCATTAAATTGGGCTAGGACTACAGGATCGGATATTGCTGAAGTATCTGCATTTGGTGCTAAAACGTAACGATGAAAACTTGCAGATAGTTCAGAACCATCTTCCATTACAGAAATTCTATCCCTGCATTGCAAAACATAATGATCTTTAACTGCTACTGTTTCAATTTTGTCTGTTTTAATTTGTTTAATTAATGTCATTTTTTAAGCGATTTTGTATGTGAAACCCATTAAAAATTCTCTTACTGCATCTACTGTAGTGCCACGTGAAATAATATAGTAACCAAAATCATCAGTGCCTTCATAAACACCCCCAATACCTATTTGTTGAAGGCTCATGCCAGCATCTTTTATGCAAGTAAGTGAACCGCCAGCTACTGCATTTTCAGGTAAACCAGAAAAAACAACTTGTTCATTATTCTTAAAATTTAATTCAATAAAAATTGAACAATGTATAACCTTTCCAATTTTTACATATTGATTAACGTACCCACCAGTATTTTGAGTTGTAATAGCTGGTGCAGTTCCTCCTGAATAATTAACAATGCTTAACGTAAAAATCCCTTCTTCGTACTCTAATTGTGTGCTATCGGTACTCGATCCTACAACCCCTGACCTAGCACCTAATTGTCCGACTAATCCACTCATAGCTAATCCTATGCGTTGTTTTGATCTATGTAAGTAACTGAAATATCCCAAGTGTCATTTGCATGACCTTTTTCCACCTGTAGTTTCTGGGCAACACTTGAACCTTGATCCGCTATAGCATCTTGTTTAGTCGCATCTAATCCAGTTGCAAAATCTACTGGTTCATATCCATTAAAACTAAATTTATCATTCCAAACATAAGTATCTCTTCCAAATACTTTCGCCTCGGTAGTTGTAAAAATACCTATAGCTTGGTTTGTTGTACCACCAAAACTGTCGTACCCCTGTATTTCGCACATTAATTCATCATTAGCATTTGAGGCAGAAGTATAAGCACAATAACAAACAATACTTAATACTGTGTATATGTGATGTTGAACACCCTGTATTAAAGTATGTGGCCCAACTGCCCCTCCCCCTGCTAATTTAAAATGTGCAGAACGAATTATTTCTGTTCCTGCTGAACTTACTATTGCCATATTAATATCCTAGTACGAGTGATCTGTGTAGGGAGTGTTGAAGGAACTCACCTTTTTGTTTTACCTTTTTGTTTGTTGCCATAACAATGTTTCCATTTTGGTTTGTATCGGCTGACATAGTTACTGATCCTGTAAACGTCCCGCCACCAGCAGGGACAAAGTTAGCATAATCTAATGCACCAATGACTTGTATGTGTACTACATCACCACTAGCTAGATTTGTAATAGCAACTGAGTCTGCACTAGCATCAGAGGTGTAATCAGATGAATCCAAAAGTACACCATTAAGATATACATTGAGTAAATCTGATCCTTGTAAAGTAAAACCATTCATACCAGTAGTGCTACTATTAAAGGTATTATTACCAGCACTTACTGAAGGTGTATAGGTACTTACAGTTTTACCTGAACCACTTACATGACCAATACACTCAACTACATCAGCACTAACCAAGGAAACACCAGTTCTCAATTGTATGCTAGATCCTTGACCAGTTTGTGTGAACGTGTAGTCACGAGTACCACTAGGCATTTCACTATGGTCACCCACAAGTTTAATACCATTTAAATAGACATCTACTCGTCCACCATTGTAACTTACAGCTAAAACAGGATCTGTCTGTCCATTAATAGCAGAACCTGTGTATATCCTTCGGTCAATACCTACGTTATCTTCAGTAAAGCCAATGATACCAAATGTGTCCATAGTCATACTGTTATCACCAAGGCTGATACAAAGGTTTTAGCACTACCAGTAGTAACCTTTGCTTTTAAGTTTTCGTTTTGTCCTAAAACGTATTTATTACCTCTACATATTTCTAAACTTGTGTTTGCAGGTACTTTTACATTTGTTAGGATTTCGTGTGCATCTTTATACAAAGTAATAGTAGCATCATCACTAGCATGAGTATTTGATATATTACATCCTATGACAATTGCTCTATCTCCTGCATTAGCAGTTGGTCCAGTAAATATATTTGCAGAAGTACCAGTTAAATCTGCTGTTTGATTATTAAATGTCGAAGCCATATTTTATTATCCTAAAGCTATAGAAAACTCGATTGCGTTTGATTCTGCATTGGTTACAATTGTCCCTAAAGTACCATTGTTAATATTAGTAGCTACTGTAGCTATATTTGCTATGTTAGAACCTGATGTAATAGTAGATATATTTGGTGAAGCAGTAGCTACTGTAGATATGTTGTTGGTAGGTGTTACTTGCCCTGCTACAGTTGCAAGGTTACCAGTTACTGTAGTAGTACCTAGTACTTTTAAGTAACCATTAGTAGTATTGGTCATAGCAGTAGTACCTAAATTACCTACTTCAGTAGATACTCCTGCAACTGATGTTACATCTGCTCCATTAGTTCCAAGTCCTGCGACTGTAGTTACATTACTGTCAATATTCGCTACTTTAGTAACATTGGTATCTATATTAGCTACTTTAGTGACATTGGCATCAATATCAGCAACCTTAGTTACGTTAGTATCAATGTTTGCTACTTTGGTAACATTAGCATCTATATTAGCTACTTTGGTTACATTTCCGTCAATAGCTGCAACTTTAGTAACATCACCAGCAATTGCTGCTACTGCAGGTACATCATTATTTACATCTACGTATGTTTTATTTACTGCATCAGTACCAGCACTAGGAGTAGCTACGTTAGTAATCTTAGCTGCGTTACTACTAATACTAGCATTCCATTCGGTACCTGCGGTATTCTTAGGTAGTGCATCATCTGATTTATCAATAGCTTCTTGAGCTACATGAAAGGTCTGTAGTGCACTATTATCTAAGTCTGCTTCTGTTAATACTGAGGCATTCTGAAAGTCAATCTGTCTACTAGTTTTATTAGCAATCC